AGAGCATACAATAGCAAGCATCTGACAGGTCTCTAGGGGCATCTTGACGATGTGCTTGTCAGGGAGAGTCACAGCAGACTCCCAAGGACTGGGAGAGGTCACAAAGATATTCATAGTAACTTAGATAACGAAATGAATAGTAGGAATGCTAACATTATAACCACATCCCATGATTTTGTCTTTATGAAGTAAGGTATTGAAATAAGATCTGCAACAAAGTGTGCTGTTACACCAACCAATACATTTACATGAAGGACAATAAAGTAAGCAATAATAACTAAAGCACTACCCACCATTCTTAAACGAACTACATTCATAATATTAGTATAACTCAATTAGTCACGTTGACGCCAGTCATCAGGTTTATCTTGCTGAAACCATTCTAGCATATCATCTGCACTTGTAAACCCCTTCTTATGTTTGGATGGGTCGGGATCTCCTAATCCCATCCTATTCAAAAAATCATCTGTACTACCGTTTTCAATTTCCTGAGAAGATTGTCTTCGTGCTTGCTGTAACCAATCACGAGCAGTAGTATGACTCTTTGCCAATTTCTCTGCCCAAATCATATCATCTAATTTTACCTCTTCACCATTCGCAATACATTTACAAATAAACTCCATTCGCAGTCGGTATTTTGTAGACAGCATAAAACCTAGATCACACCTGGTTTATTTAGAAGCATAAAAAAAGAGGACCCGAAGGTCCTCTCAGTTATGTCAGGAGATCAGAAGTTATACTTCAAACCCAATTTTGTTCCATAACCGCGATCAACGTCGCTATCACCCGAACCAACGAACGATACTTCACCATATGCACCAAGAGCATCGCTCAAGGAGATACCAACGCCTGCCTTGCCTGAAGGAACGGTGTCGCTTTCAGCACCGTCAGGAGCAACTACGCTAGCGCCGCCTTGGACATAGTATGATGCAGAGTCACCTAGTGCGCCTTCGTAACCCACGTGAAGGTCCGTTGCGGTTCCAGAATAATCGGATCCCGTCCAACCGGAATTAGCTTCTACGTTAACGTAGGGTCCGGCGAATGCAGCACCAGCAGAGACGGACAGGGCAGCGGTTGCTGCAAATACAGATTTGATCATTTTGTTTAATTACCTTTTAGTTTACTTGTGGAGTGATTACCCACAGATGTTGGATTGGGTTCTCCCAATCGCTTGTACAGATTGTAGCACATGTTGCGATGCGCGTCAAGTGGTATGTGCGATTAATTGAGGCACTTCCCTGATTTGCTACAAGAGTAATTTAGCATGAAAAAGGGGAGTTTTGACTCCCCCTTGTGCCAGTTTGTGATACGGATATCCGATGAATGTTATAACCTTAACTTATCAATTCAGGTATATCAACAGTCCTTTAACATTAACGTTACCTGCAGTTGCTGTGATATCAACATTTCCTGTACCGGTAAGCATGTTGATACCAGTACCAGCAAGTACACTTAAGGAAGTCGTAGAAGTAATAGTAGTGGAATTACTTGCTTGTGTAAGTGCTCCTACAGCAGTAATATTAGTAAATGCTGCGCTCGTAAGAGTTAATCCACCAGCAACAGTTTTCATACCAATAGTACTCACCGGATCTTTAATTAATCCAAGAGGTTGTTTAGCTCCTATAGCAATCATTTCTATTGCTCCACCTGCACCCATAGAAATATCTCCAGCCGCCTTAATATTCATATGTCCAGGTGATATAACATTAACTGATGCACGAGGATCATACTGAAGACTCACTTCTTCACTAATAACATCTGATTTTTGTCCTGTAACTACACCGACTCTAGTATCAGACGTTTCCGTAATTTGTCCAGCATTGATACGAAGTTCTCCACCACCATTAGGACCTGCTTGAATAAGAACAGAAGATTTACCAATCAAAGATAAAACATCTGCTGCTTCTAAAACTATATTAGTTCCTTTAATTCTTACTTCACCATGGACTTCTGTAATAGAATCGCCATAACATATTTCAGATTTTGCTGTTTCATTTTTACCTGCTGTAGAAGATTCCTTAGATCCGCCACCTTCTGTTGAAGAATCGGGATTTGAATTGTATTCAGCAACTGAGCGACCACTTTTAATTATTTGACCACCCTTGGAATTGACAATGAATCTACCACCACATGCTTTACCATTTCCACCAGAACCACTAAGCATCATGATGTCTCCATTCTCTTGAATAGAGATTCCCATACCATTTAACTTATTGCGAATTTCAAGGTCTCCACCATCATCCGTCAATGTATAACGTTTACCAGCAACTAGTACAGTAATTTCAGTTGAAACAGGTCCTTGCTCTTCATTAGGAGTTGATGGTTCTACAGGTGTTTTATTATCATAAGATCGTTGAGTTGGAGCTCCAGGTGCCCTCAAGTCATCACCAAGTTTTTGGTCAAATGTTTTTGCCATAATTACTCCTAAGGACAATCAATATATTTACCTGTCCCGATCTTGGCAGATCCAACAGTAACTCTAACATCTCTATCAAGACAAGAGAATGATGGAATGAATTTAGCACCATATCCACCACCACCGATGATAAGAACTTTAGGATAGCTATCAAAAACAATAGATCTGTTTTTAATTCTAACACTAATGACTTTACCATTTTCAACTACCGCATCAGCAATGGTATTATCACCATTAATGTATACTTGAGGTGAAGAAGTATACTCTCTACCAGGATTTAACATAGTGAAAGAATCAATAATACATTCTTTATCTGATGTTTGGGGAGTATTAATTTTATACCCAAATCCAGGATCGGTAATTCTTAACTCAGTAATTCTACCAGTAGAATCCAATAATGGCAATGCAGCTGCGCGGAATCCTTCTCCCGGAATAATAACTACTGGAAGTTCTGTATATGGATCTCCAGGTTCATCAATAGGAATATCAATAATTCCACCACCAGGATCAGTAATGATCTTTCCAGAATCTACAGTAGGATTTCTAGGTGGATCAGTTCTTGAGTCTACATTAGAAGATGAATCTTCACTAGCATCTAATTCTTCAGAACTAAACCCAGAAGTATCAGAGAGAATAATAACATTGGTACTAGCAGATGTTCCTGCAATACCAAATGTCAGTACTTCGTCATCTTCTAGTTCAGAATCTGTATTTACACCAACAATAACAGTTGCTTTATTATCTTCTATAGTAAATGATCCCGATAATGAATTACCCACAATATCATTTGGAGTAATTCCAGTTCCAAATAAACGATAGAATAATGTTCTACCAGTCTCAACATTTGTAGTAGTTATAGTATATTTGATAAATTGCCCTTCCTTTACACTAGACCTATCAGATACTACTTTATAGGTTGGCGTTGTATCAGTAGGATCAACAGTAGGATCAGGATTCACATCTCTAGCGTTAATAATATCAGGAATAATTATGTCAGGTGATTCAGTAGGTGGAGGTGGAGGAGATGGTGGGGGATCTCCTGGTGCTGGTAACGGTAGACCTGGTGTCCTAATAGTACTTTCAGTTATCACACACTTAGCAACAGTTTTTTTAGCAAATGATGGAATTGTTCCAGGAGAATCTTTTTTGATTGTCACAAAGAAATCTTCATCTCCCTCAGATTCGGTATCAGTAAGAGTTCTTACAAAAATTTTCTTTTCCGACTCTCCAGGAGCGAATCCTAAAATACCACTAGATTTTAAATAGTCAGCTCCCTCTGTAGCACTACCGTTTCTAGTAGTATACTTGACACTTGATGATACATCAAGATATCCAACTCTAGTAACAACAAAAGTTGCTTCATCTCCTTCTTCAACTGTAATATCAGAGATATCATATTGAATAGAATTTGGAATTGGGGGATTTTGAACCCCACCAACAAATATTACTTTTGTTGGTTGAAGAACATTTCCTTCATATGCCTCATCACAAGTATACCTAGACCAATCTTCTCCCGTAACTGGGAATAGATCGTCAGTAATATTATCTAATAGATCATCTAAAAAATTACTCCGATCATCAGAATCGCAATTAGTACAAACTACGGTAGTTTTAGAACATGACTTTCCAGGACCGTTGCATTGGATTCCAAGTAGATCTAAAACATAATTGATTGCATCACCAATGATATTAATAGCAGATGCTGCAGCACCTAAAAGGTCCTGAAGAGGACCTAAAACAGATTCAAGTAATTCATTCATTAAAGATTGTATTTTACTTAAAACACCTTCAACAAAATTATCAACTAAACATGCTGCTGCTTTGTATACATCAAACAAATATCCAAAAATAAGATCTTCCAAGAAAGAAGCCAAACGATCTCCAAGATCTGCCATCTGGCAACCAATATTAGCTAAAAGGTCGTTAAAGAATTTTGTAAGCGGTGTTAATGAATTACCAGTATCCGATGGATACAATAGCATGTTAATTAAATCTTTAATACCTGCTTTTATTTTTTCAAGAATAAATCCCTTTACAGACGCGACAAAAGTTCTTACAACAAGGATCGCCTTATTTACATATTTTCTCCCTATGCCAACTGCATCATGCAATTCACCACTTAATGGTGCAATAAGGTATGTTCCTAATTTGCCGTCATTGTTTTGAACTTCGGCAAGCATTTCCGAGAATAATCTAGTAAAAGTTTTTTTAAGATCAGTTTCTTTACCACACTTATCTGCTTTCTCTACACAAAAATTAATCCCTCCAGGATTTAAATCTGTATTTTTAGAATATTTTGCTACTTGAAAATTTGTTGGACCACTAACTATTTGATTTTTATCACCAGTCTTCTTTAGTATGCCACTAGGAGCTACTCCTGCCTCTGTAGAAGTTAGCGAAGCAGGGGATCCAACGGCAGGGGTAGGTTGATCAAACGCTAATTTAGCATCTTCCGGAATATAGGTAGTAAATGATTTACAGTTTTCACCTGGTGTAGGATCATTAGCAGTCTTTTCAGATGTTGAATTAGCAACTCTACCAACAGAACCCATAATAACGGGTTGTTGTTGAAGATTATCTAGATAAAATCCAATAACCCATACTCCCTTACCCAATTGATCAGAGACTGATGTTGCTCCTCCTGGTGTATGAGGATTCGTTACAGGCATCATAGTAATTGCCCATGGAAGATCCTCCCATGAAACTGCCTCACAAGACTTAGGATGAGCACCAACGATCCTTACTTTATAACGACCAGAAAGTTTTTCATCATCCGCCTTCTCAGATTCAACTTGTCCAATCCACCACGAGAATCCATCGGATCCGATTTGATTTATTGGATATAACCCGTTTAATGAATCCATATTAGTCAATCTTCATATACTAAGCATTCAGGTTCCGAAGGATTTTGATCACAGAAAAGTTCTAGGTAAGTAGGATCATGATGATCACCTTCCTCAATATCTTTCTTATGATGATCTGCATATTCTTCTAATTCCTGTAGTTCACCTTCAATATGACGACGTTGATGAGATGAGATGAGAGGATTGTCAAGGATTTCTTTGTCCTTTGCGATATGATCTTCAATTGATTTCATTTGTACTCCTAGTATCGTTATTTATTCGTATATTGTTTAATTCCGCAAGAATCACGGATTAGTTCAAGTACAGTATAAGCGTTTTGTTCCTTAACGTCAATCTGATGATTGACAGATTTAATCAAATATGTGCCACTATATGTTGGATCCCAAACTTCATCTTTCCGCTCTGCGTCAGAAACTTGATTGGGAATCCTAATATCTATTGTATCTCCGGCATTAAGATCAAAATTCGCAGTTAGGGATATGGTCAATTCATAATTGAACATAACTCCTAGTCTAGAAATACTCTGCGGTAAATATTGTTTAACATAATCAGGAAAAGAATTATCGGGAGATTGATCCCCGAGATCAGCATCTTCATTAGATGCAACATTTTTACCCATATACCAATTTTCGTGATTTACAATAGTTGACATCACTCTACTTGGATACTGTGATAATATAGTTTGACCTACAGGAAGTTCAGTTTTTGTCCCTAAGTGAGACATATCATTCCAAGTATTTGTTATGGAATAAACTTGCTCTTCGTACTTACCAGTATTTATGTCGTAGTAGCACACCAAAGAAGAATATGCTCCTTCCCTCATTTTTTGCATAGTATCAATTTCACTTCCGAATCTAATCTCTTGGATCTTAAACATACTCTCTTCAGATGTCTTTCCAGGAGAATACGAAAAAATATTAGTCTTTGGTTTTTGTTCTGATAAAGAATCAATTGACTTAAAGACGAATTGAGATTTCTCTTCTTTTCTTGTAACCTGAAAAAATAAATATCCTGCTGTTCCTGATGCATCATCTGCAGTATTAGGATCGGCATCAGAATTAGTACCGAATGGTGTTACTTCTAAGGGAACTACTCCTGGTCTTAATTTTGGTGTAGTAGATTCTTTTTGGGCAATTGTTTTAGACTGTAAGGATCTAATTAATGCAAATGGAGTCTTTTTAGTAGGTAAGTGTTTAAGACTAGTAACAGAATCTTCAACATCAATCCTATTACCAACAACATTCAAATATTCTAACAGTAGTTTTCTTACCACAGCAGAGGTAGATCCAGAAATTAGTTTATTGACCCGGATACTCTCATTTAATAATCCCTCGGTAGAAATTAATGCTAATGTATAAATCTGGGTTCTATCTGCATTAACTCTATTACTTACTTTAAATACACGAAACTCGTAGAAATAAGTATCTTCTTTAGCATCAACTACTTCAAAAACAACCTTTTCAAATCCTTGAATAGGAATGGATGAAATTAAATTTTGTGCATTATCAAGTATAACCATGGTTGCACCATAAGCAGGCCACAGAATATTTTCATGATATTGAATAAACAATACCATATCCAAGAGGTTTGCTTCCGCCTTCTCTCCATCCGGTTTGTATAAAGCAATCTGTTTGATTTCACAACTAGATGCATATGGTTTTCTATTAAATTCTGACATAGTTAACTATACAAAGACGGGTAGAGTTCAGAAAATCCTATATCACCCTTTGTACTTATATAAGAAGGAGGAGTATCATCAGCAGTATCATCTATTTGACTGTTATTACTGATGAGAATTGGTTCCAAAGTTTTGTTTTTGGTTTCCATTTTACGTAGAGAATTTTGCTGCGATTGCATATTCACAACCGTAGATATAGCACCACGAGATGCAGGAGAATTAATACTAGATTGATCTCCCATAGGTTTACCATACATATTCATGCTTTCATCAGCACCAGACATACCAGCATCACGCATATACTGTCTTAAGACATCATTTCGCCTTTGTACTTTCTCAGCGATTGTCCCAGTGCGATCCATCAACCCACGAGTGCCTGTCATATCTCCAATATCTTGAGCATTACGAATCGCATTATCTAATCTTTTATTACCTGATGGTTGAATTCTAGATTGCGGAGTAACCTGTGGTTGTACCTTACGAGTTCTATATGCAGGATCACTTATACTAATATTATATTCCCGAAGCATTCTTTCTGCAAGTTCTTTTCTTTTTGGATGAGGAGCTGCATCATATGTTTCAAGTTGAGTTTCAGAATTCTGACTATTATATCTTTCAACATCCTCAGGAGTATATCCACTATTCTGAGCAGAGAATGGTACTTCCATTCCTAGGAATTTTTGTACCGTTCTGCCACCTTCCATATAGCTTCCTCGCCCAGATCCTGATGGAGTCATAACTCTACCAGTTCCAGGTAAGAATCCAAAAGGTCCTCCTGTGCCACCTTTACGACTACCATATCGCATAGATGATCCACCAGTGCCACCTGTAGGTCTGCTATAAATGGTTTTAGAATTATCACCACCTATACCACCACGACCAGTGAAGACCCCAAGAGGATCCCACCACGCTCTTTCATTTTTAGATGATTCTGCACTACCAGAAGCAAACATCTGTTTTCGTCTATCTTCCTGATCTTTTTTATGAGAAGTATCTTTAATAACTCTATCAGCAATAGTATTCGGAACTCCAAATGCAGATGCAATTGGGTTAGCAATTTGCTTAAGATCAGAAGTAATAGGAGCTGCTAATGTTCCCATACCAGAGACTGCCTTCTCAAGCATAGATAATGTCATGACTCCTGCTGCTCTAAGTGGCAGTTCCATGGCTTTCTGTAGATCTTTATTCTTTTTGTCTATTTTTGCAGGAACAGCAGAGTCCTGCATAGAAACCATAGCATTAAGAATATTAGGAGAAAATAAAGGATTAGATTCACCATTAGATCCAGAATCTAACTTTGATACACCACCAGTTTTAGGAACTCGGGATGAAGGAATTGCAGATGTTTGAGGTTTAGGTCTTACTTTACCATCAACAGCACTAGGTTCACCTTGAGTAAAATTATTATCAAGTGGCACAATCATTTCGTTGCCATGTAACTTGGCAAGATAACCACTATCAGGACCGGACATAATGCCGCCCTCTTCAAGTTGAGGTATTGGAAGACTTAATTGCTGATCTTGAGTCTCAGGAGTCTTTCCAATCTCTTGTTCATCCTGCAATAAATTTAATTGTATTGCTTCTTGTTTTGATTGCCCTATGTCTTGTAGTCGTAGCGTTCCAGATTGATCAGTTTCTTTACCTTGTTCTGCGGCTTTGGCTCTGACTTGTTCTATATCTGTTTGTTTCTTAGCAGTATCATTCTGATCTCGTAAGGCATCTATAATAGCATCTAACTTAGTTTCCAGCAAATCAGAATTTTGTTCTAATTGCTTAATAGTACCAAAAATACCTTCTTTAGATTGAATTACTTCTGATTGTGCGTCATCTAAACTATCACCTAAGGTAGAAAAATTCTGATTGATTGCTTCTACTGCAGCAGCTAAGAATTTACCAAGTTTTTTATCCTGAACCTTTACTGGTTTATCGTTAGATGGTACTGTTCCCGTTAATTTACTACTATTTTCCTTAAACTTTTTTTCGGCAGGATTTGCAAGTTGCTGATATTCCGGAAGATTTCTTACATGGGCAGGTGTTCCCATTAAAGGATCACTACTTGATTGCCCTCTTGCAAGAATATCATTAACACTAGTTTTAGGTACAAATCTTTTACCTAAAGTTTTTTCAATAATATAATTTCTTCCCTCTCTTGCAGTAAACTCTCCAGGTGTAAACTTAGGGTCAACCTTATATTTTGCAGATGCAAGAGTTGCGGCAGTTTTAGCAGTCTTTCCTCGTGATGCAGCAGTAGATATAATATCCACTAGTTGCCCTGCAATACTAGATGTCAGATCTCCACTATAAGTTGCCTGCAAACTCGCCATCCTATGCTCCTAATACCGCTAACTGATAACTTTTCACTGGATTAATTTTAGATGTATTACTACTTATACGAGTATTGTTCTGATTTTTAATGATAGTATTAGTCACTACTACTGTTTGAACTGGGATCCCATCTTCCATGTCCTCCATGCGAGAACTAATTCTTTCAATTTCATTTAGTTTAGACTGATCACCAAATATTTTGTTAATCGGATTCATATAAATGCCCGATAGTCCTTCAGTATCAGTCAATGATTCAACAAGTCCTTTAGGACCTGCAGGTTCTGATATTTTATCAGCAAGAATCCCATCAGGTGGAATCATTGATTCAGTTCTCATTCTAGATGGAATTGATGCAGCAGAAGGAACACCTCCCTGTCCATACAAATTATTTTCATCGTACCACATACTAAAGAAATTATCAGTAGGATTCCTAAGAACATCACCAGATTGCATATTAACTTGTTCGCTCGTTCCCAAGAAATATGTTCTGCCCTTTACATGTTCTGCTGCTTTCATTTGAAGTTCGGGATTCAACAAAGACTTCTCAGTTTCCATTAAAACTTTCATTGCATAATCTCTAGTCCAATTTCTTTCCCGACCTTTTTTAGACATAATAAGAGCGGTAATAGCAGTTTCCATATTAACAATTTTATGCCAATCAGATTTATTATAAAACGTTGGTTCAAATTGCTGTTTTGCAACAATATGAGATTTTAAACTATTATCTTTCTGAAAATAATTAGATCCTGCTTTATGTCCTTCTAATCTATTATATAATGCTTGAGCAACATCTGCTCTTCCTTGAGGATCATCATCTTCTAATGCTGAAATTGCCAATAAACTATAGTAATCTGCAGTATTCATTTTAGGACCTTCAGTTAATCCAGGTCCGCCAGTTCCACCACCGTTACCACCACCACCACCATCTAGAAGTTCTTGAATAAGCTCTCCTCTACCAGCAAAAGGAGCTGTTACTTCTCCAGGTTTTGTATTTGGTTCAAAGAAATCAAGACTAGTATGATATCCACTCATTCTACCTGCGCCATTACCCTGCATTGCAGGTGAGTCTCCAGGACCTCTTTTACCAGCAAATCCAGATGGACCAAGATAATCGTTTTTAGATATTTTCTGTCCTGGAGATACTTTGATTCCTCCATCAGGAAAGTGTGCGTACAATGCATCAAATTCTCTACCATTAGCATCTGTACTTCTTATAACAACTACATTTCCATATCCTGCACCATATAATGGACCAGTTTCTACAACAACACCGTCATATACAGCATAGTTGTTCTTTCTATCTGCAAAACTAAAATCTAGTCCAGGTTCTCCGCTAGCATCTATTCCTTGATCTGGACTAAAGGTTATAGCAGTTTTTCCCGTTGGGGGACTACTTGATCGTGGATTACGTGGAGTAACTGGTCTATCCGGATTATCTGGATTATCTGTATCAATAGGATCATCAGAATCTGGTTCAGAAGTATTATTAACCATTTTAACAATATTCCTATCTCTACGATTTAAAACATTTAATAGTGCTTCAGTAGGTTGTTTAACAGCAGATGCTTGCTGAATATTTCCTACATCAGATGCAAAAGGAATATTTACAAATTTGTAGTCCAATCCAGATTTTTTAATTATTGAAGATATTTCTCTTCCGGTTCCTGTTCTATTTGCTAAAGATTGTACTGAACTAGCAAAATAAGAAATCTGATTATCTTGATTCAACATCATGGTATCAGAAAAATTAGAACTATCTTTCTTTGTAACAAGTGCCTCCATACCATGCAACATACTATATCCACTTTTGGCAAATCCAGTTCCCCTTTCATATTGAGGTGTACTCATATCTCTAGCAGCAAGTCCTGCATCAATTGCTAGAGACCCAGCTGTTCCTATTCCAGGGACAAATGCTGCAGCACCAGAAGCAAGTTCCAGTGCAGCTCCAGCAGGATCTGGTGGATTTTGGAATAATCTTTGAGCTGCAAATATACTAGAAATTGCAAGACCTATGCCAAAAGGTAACTTCTTTGCGGCAACTTTAGCACCACCTTTTGAAAGTCCTTTAACACCAAGTTTCAAACCAAATTTAGATGCTCCTTTTGCAGCATATTTCTTTAGTGCGGATTTTGCTGCTGTTTTTGGTTTTAGAAGACTTTTAATTGGTTTTAGTCTGCTTTTTACACCTTTAAATTTTCCTCTGGTAAGTCTACCTAAAATTTTAGATAAGACTCTATTAGTAATATTACCGCCGCCGCCACTAGATGATTCTTTTTTCTCATCAGATAATTTTAGAGTATCTGATAGGTCATTGCTTTTTTCTAACTCTAACTCTTTCCTCTTTACCTTATTATCTTCGGAAATTTCTTCCTGTAATTCACGATTAGCAGTAAAGTGATCTAGTAGTTGATCAAATTTAGCGCCAAGCATTAAATTTTGATCATATATTAACTGATGAGATTGCACTAAGTTTGAATTTAATGCACTTACTTCATTTTTAAGTTGTTTTACTGAAAACTCAACTACGTTAAGTTTTTGCTCAACAGTGGATCCTAAAATTTTACCTGCAAGTTCTCTTGTTTTTATGTCTTTGACGGGAAAACTATCATCAGGTTCTTCCATTTCAGCCTGTGCTTTCGCTACAGGTCCCTTCTTTTCTTTTCTAGCAGCATCCAGCACCTTCTTAGCAATAGTCCCGGCAAGGGCACTAGTAAGATCACCACTGTATGTTTGCTGCAAATTTGCCATTACCTGTTAGCTGCTGCTTCTTGTTTTTGCTTAACTTCATCAAGGTATTGCATTAGAAAGGTAGTGTAAACTTCCCTCTCCCAAGGCATCATATTTTCAATCTCAGTCAAAGAGTATTTATGATACTGCATCAAAGCAAAGTTCATTCTATAATACCCCTCCAGATTATTCTGAAAGAGTGCTATGCGAAAAAATTGGATAATCCCTCAATTGTAAACGTGGACTCAATACCAGTATTAGGATTAGTCACTGTAAAAGTATGACTTAACTTAGGCGCAGTTGCATAGAATTCTTGAATCTTTTCAAATTGCTTTGTAGTCAAATTATCAACAAATTCACGAAACTCTTTCTTTGATGTAGTAGAAGAATCATACACATCTTCACCTTGAAAAATTTGATCAATTGAATTAGCAATGAAATCATAAACTTCTTGAGTTTGCATTTCTTTGCGTAAAAATTCGCGATCAACGAATTCTTTCATACTAGGGTAGTTCATAATAATACCCGAATCTTCGTCAAACATGATTTTTTTATCATGTCCTTCGGGTTTGATAACTTCAACTTCATCAATATTGATTTCCGTTTCTACAGTAGTTTCGTTATCATCTTGACACGTTACCGTAAGAGTTAGAGATTCTCCGATAGAAGCTGCTCTAATTTTTAAGAATAAGTATTCAAGGTCAAAACTAGGAAGTAAATCAACCTTAATTCGTGAAATAACGCAATTTTTGATTAAATCCTTAACTGCACTAGTAATTTGCTTTTCGTCTTGTGACTCCATTGCAAGTAAAAGTACTTTTTCTTCTTTTACTAAAAATGGACGATATTTTACAGATTTTCCCGTAGAAGGCAGTGCCGTCTCATAAGTAGGATAACCAAGTTTTGGCAATGCCATAATATTTACCTCAGATCATATGTATATTTATTGCGACTTTTTTAATCAAAAATTACCGGAGAAATTTTTCCGACTTTTACAGAATTAAAATAGTTATTTTCCGTATGCTACTGTATGTCTTGAATAGTAGAAATTGCATGTAAGTCTTGAAACTTGCGACGATCCATATGCTAGAGGAACTGTATCAATAGAATATGGATAACATTTTTCTAAAAGATATGTTACAGGAACTCTACCCCTTTCATCAGTAGCATTAGGTTCCGTTTTCATAATTCTAAGTGTAGCAGCATATTGATCCAGATATTTAAGTCTGTTTACACGGTTATCAGGCAATGGGTTAGCGGTTGTCGCACCTTCAAGTCCAGTATACTCTACATTACCTTCACCAAAAATATAATTATACCAGTTGTTCATAAATTTCAGTGCTGTCAAATCAGCATCCAATAAAAAACCTAAACTAATATCAGTAAAAATTCTAGTGTGGGGATAAGATACCGGACCCTCGCCAAGATTTCTACCAGATCTTTGTGACACAGCAGATTGCACATTCGGTAGTTGTGCTTCATCACACAACATTTGAATTACATTTTTATTTTCTCCCTTAAAATCATAAAATGTCGGAGAATCTTTAAAAGAAAACTCAACATCAAAATTGGTGGAGTAGGACATTCCGCCCCTAGCACCAATTTTGGTCATGAATTGATTTAAACCATTTACTGCCACTGCTAAATATAATCGTGGGATCTTATATATTTATGGCATACTCGGGATTGTATAAACCAGTCAATCCAAAAAAGTATCGCGGAAATCCTACTCGTATTATTTACAGGTCATCATGGGAACGAAAGTTCATGATATTCTGTGATAAAAATCCCTCTATTTTAGAGTGGGGTAGTGAAGAAGTCATTATTCCATATCGTTGTCCAACTGATGGACGAGTGCATAGATATTTTCCAGATTTTTATATTAAAGTTCGCGAACAAACAGGAAAGATCACGAAGTATATTATTGAAGTAAAACCCAAAAAACAAACATCACCACCGAATGACAAAAACAAAAGGACTGCTGCCTATAGACGGGCTGCCCTGACGTTCATGAAGAACCGTGCCAAATGGGACGCTGCTCAGGACTTCTGTGAAGATAGGCAGATGAATTTTTTAATTCTTACAGAAGATCACTTATTCTAGGTAAAGAGCAATGGCACAAGGATTTGCAACTATACAACGTAATACTACTAACGAAACTACAGGATATACAACTCTATTTGAAAAAATAACTGAATTAACAGGCGGACAGAAGCAAAGTTTTAATTGGTATAAAAATGCTGTAAGAAAATCGGCAATGGATTATAAAAAAGATCCATCAAAGATTATAAGAGATGAAAGAATAGATAATAGAGGTAAAGAAGAAGAAACGGATGAAAATATCCTTAGAGCATATGCAGTCTCTGGTCACCTTTATATGTTTGAATACAAAGCAAAAACAAAATGGTTGCCATATTATGACACGTTTCCGTTAGTTTATGTGATGAAAGCATCACCCGATGAATTTTGGGGTGTCAATTTACATTATATGGCACCAAAGAAACGTATAATGGTTATTAAAAAATTAATGGAAGGAAGAATTGATGTTCCTAAGCGATGCTTCCATAAATACTTAACAAGTCAAGTAGATGGTATGATGCTTGACCTTGCAGCAGCAGAATGGGACACTGCAATACTACTTCCTATTGAAAACTTTGTTCGTAATGTAAAAGGTAGTGCCGGTAGATTTCCATACACTAAAGAACTTGTATGGGAAGAGACAGATGATAACTACTACGATCGCATCAGAGGAAGGAGAATCATCCGTGGATATGGCAACCGTAAAGATACCGAGATGGTAAAATAAATGGCAGTACCAACAAATACAAATTTTGCTCTCGGATCTAGAACAATAGACCCGGATACTAATAAAGTATACAAGCTAACCGGAAGGAAAGATTCAAAAAATTGGACTCTAGATAATACTGTAGATAGCAGAAGTGTTAAAAATTCAATTAATTGGTATAGAACATTTAACTCTGCTGCAGAATTAGATACTGCAAAATCTGGTAGTTTACCTGTTAATGCAACTAGTAAATATCCACGATATCCATATGCTGCAGACACCTTTGCAGAAGGTAAAATAAATTACAATACGGATTATGTGTTATTCCAATTTATGGAATACAGTCCTCCATTTAAAAATAGTGGAGATGGAGGTAATATCCTCGGAGATTATAATCAATCAATAAATGATTTAGAAGCAGTAGAAATTCAATTAAGAAGTGGTGGTGTAGCAGGAGTTATACTACCTATGCCTCAAGATTTGAGTACTGAGCAAAAACAAAATTGGAATGGTAAAAAGTTTACTAGACTAGGTGCTACTGCTATTAGAGCAGCAGGAGGAGATTTTAGTAAACTCGGAGATAATCTGGATGATGGAGGACTTAAATCAGCACTTGATGCATTAAAAACTTCTGCATTAAATCGTATTCCGGGTGTTGGTGGTAATTTAAGTATAAATGATATTGCAGGTTCAACTAGAGGTGTAGTTTTAAACCCTAATGCAGAACTACTATACGATTCTCCAGATTTAAGAGAAATTGGTATGGTATTTAAAATGGTTCCTCAATCAGAAACGGAAGCAAAACAAATTAAAATGATTTGTGATACATTCCGAACCGCTTCATTACCAGAGTATGGATCTAAACCAGGAAAGGTTGTACGATTTGAAGCAGATTCAAAATCGGTTGCATTGGGTTCTTCTAATTGGATTAGAGTTCCAAATCTATGTAAGTTTACTTTCATGACAGGTGGTACAGCAAATACTAATGTTGCACAATACAAACCGTGTGCAATCACTGGAGTACAAGTAAACTACACACCAGATGGAACATATGCTACATATGGCGACGGTTCTCCAGTTGCAACAGAAATTACCCTTAAATTTGTAGAAACAAAACTCATATTCAGTAGCGAAATTCAAGCAGGATTCTAATGTATTTTTCTCTTATTCCCGATATTAAATACGATATAAAACCAATCAGTTATCCGTTTACGGAATCTGATTACGTTACTGCAAAGAATTTCTTTCGTAGATTTAAAGTCAACAAAGATCTATTTGATTATAGTACATATTATACAAAATATACAATAACAGACAGTGATAGATTAGATACTATATCCAATGATTTTTATGGTGATACTAATTATGATTGGGTAATTGTATTAACAAATAATTTAGTGAATCCATTATTTTCTACCCCTGTATCAACTACTGTTCTACAAAAATATACTGAAGATAAGTATGGAGATGAAGCATACTCAGGTACTCATCACTATGTAACATTTGAAGTTCCATCGGGTCAAACGATTGATGGGATTGCAGTTAATGCACTAGAAGAGGGAATTGTTGTTGATAAAACGTTTTACGATGCTCCATTTGAATATTGGAATGGATCACAATTAATAACTGTTCCAGGAAATACTGTTTGTAGAGAAGTATCTAACTACGAATATGAAAATGATGAAAATGAAAAGAAAAGAGAAATTTTTATGCTAAGACCAGCATACTTTACTAGATTTGTAGAGGAATTTAAATCTGCAAACAAATATGCAGAGTCTTCAGACTTTATAACCGAGAAACTAAAAAAGGTCGCAGTTTAACGCGACCTTTTAGGTAAAAAATATACCGGGAAAATTTTCCCAGTTTTATGGATTTCAGTTTAGCGTTTCCACAGCAGCAAGTGCTTTCTGACGAAGGTCCTCTGGGAGAGGAACATAACCAAGACCATCAGATTTAGCCTGTGCCTTCTCACTCAACATATAACGAAGAGTTTCCTTGACTCCAGGAGCAGACTCTGGGTATGCTAGGACCCAAGTAAGGGAGACAATAGGATATGCGTTGGCACCAGCAGGGTTAGCGTCAGCACCACGAAGCTGATCGTCCAAGACGATTCTTGATAGACCTGCTGCAGATGTTTCAGCATTTGCTGTGACATAGTTACCTGCTTTGTTTTGTAAGGATACTTGTTGGAAATCATTACTGTTAACAACATAACCATAGTTCAGGTAACCAATAGCACCTTCAAGGTTTTTGATACCAGCAGCAACACCACTGTTACCTTTACCACCAATACCAACAGGCCACGCTACTGCTTTACCAGTACCAACATTCTTCTTCCACTCGGGAGAGAATGCTGACAATGAGTTAGTGAAACCTTTTGTGGTGCCACTACCATCAGAACGATGGACTGTGACGATATTCTTATCAGCACAACCAAATGCAGACCAGTTAGTGATCTTACCAAGGAAGACATCAGCAAGTTGTGTCTGTGTCATCTTGGCATCACAACCAGGATAGTTGTAAGCAGGAACAATAGCACCACCAGTCATGGGCACATGGACCATGGGTAGTTTCTTCTTGGCATCACTTACAGCACCATCAGAGGCACCAAAATCAACTGTCTTTGCAGTGAACTGACGGACACCAGCACCACTACCAACTGCTTGATAGTTTACTTGGTTGCCAGTCTCTTCATTAAATGCTTGGAACCATGCTGTGTATAAGGGTGCTGGAAAAGTCGCACCCGCCGCGTCTAGTTTGAATACAGCAGGGGTGTCTGCCTGCTTGTCCCCACCCCACCAGAAAGCCTGTGCAACTGTGGGAATAGTGACGGCAGCAGTTAAGCCCGCTGCGATTAGTAGTGAGTTTCTCATCGGTCATATCTCCTAATAGGTTTACTGGATCAGAACTTGTACTTGGTGCCCATTTCAACTTTCCAGTCGCGAGTGTCATCACTATCTTGGAAGACATTTTCCCACTTACCATATGCACTGAATGAATCAGTGATCTTTACTTTGGTTCCAACTTCTAGAACCTTAAAGGTGTCACTATCACCAGCATCAGGATAAGAAACCCCAAGGCCACCTTCAATATAAGGAGAGAGACGACCTACTTTGGTTGAATATCCGACACGACCCTGATGGACTGTCTTGGAGTAGTCCTCATCAGTGCCTTTGAACTCGTGCTTGGACTCTACATATGGACCTGCCATTGCTGCGGGGGCGGAGATCGCCAAACCGAGCAGGACAACTGCGAATGCTTTCATTTGTTTTCTTGTAATGTGATTACTTGGTTATTATAACAAACTCTTTCAGATCTGTCTTTAAGATCAAGTTAACTTGACTTAAAGCAAACCTCGTTATATAGAGCGGGTTATCTTGATGTTAACCCTCCATGAACCAGACCATAAAAAAAGGAGACCCTTGTCAGGATCTCCAAACACTTTCTTCACTTAATGAACTTGTCCATGCGAAGTTTAATGTAATACATTCCAACGACCCACAGAGAGAAGAGGAACCCCTCCCCGTAGGACATGGAGTTCCAAGCGTGTACTGCTTCTCCCATCACTCCTCTGCAAGACGTGCAAAGTAGGACAGGGCATCATCATCCTCAACGATTGCTTCTTCCTTGACAGGAGAGGGAGCACTCATCTGCTGACGGAAAGAAGATCCACCAGTGATGTCAGGATCGTTGAACCCACCAGTAGCAGCGACTGGTTCATACTCTTCGCTATCTACTGTAGGAGCAGCAGTGCGTTGAGTGATACCAAGCACCATGTTCAGACGCTTCTCAAGATCTTCATAAGACTTGAACTGATCTTTGTGAGTGAATGCCTCAAGGGAATGCTCACTCTTCCAGATTGCTTCTAGTTGATCATCATCAGCTGACAGAGCAGAGACAGAATCAAACTCAGAAGAATCATAGTTCCAGTAACCTGCAACTTTCTTGATCTTCAGTTTAAAGTTAGCACCTTCCCAAAGGTCAAAGACATTAGTTGGTGTCTCATCTTGGAATTCAGGTTGCATAGCAGCGAGGATCTTATCATGGATCTTCTTGCCATACTTGTAAAGGAATACTTTACCTTCATTATCAGGGTGCTTAGGATCCTTCACGACATAGATGTTGCTGTAATACTGAAGCTTACGCTTCTGCTTACGAGCAGTCTCTTTGTCTTCATCTGCACCGCTGTTCCAGAGACGGCGGTTCACTTCACCAACGGGATCCTTCTCGTTGAGTGTAGTCAGAGAGTTTTCAATGTACCACCCACCAACACCTTGGAAGGCGTGGGAGTATAGTTTTGCCCAAGGAAGGGTTTGACCTTCTGGGGCAGGGAGGAAACGGATAACAGCGTATCCATTTCCAGAAGCGTCAACCTCTGGTTTCCAGAAACGTTCATCAACGTTCTTACCGCTGGATGATTTCTCTAGTTCCTTTTGAAGGAAGTCAAAGTTGGTCTGGGATTTACGCTTAAGGTCTGCAAAAGACATAGGATTTTTAGATTGAATTGGATTTGGTTTGTGTGATGCCCTATCACTTAGTCATTATAACAGGCACAGAGTCAGGCGTCAACTCTCTGTGCCGCTTTTAAGAATGTCTTTAAACTCACGGACTTTACCGAGCAGTTCATCAAACATATCAGTTGCTCGTAAATTTTCATCACCGCCAAGCAAAACGACTGCTTGTTTAATACTTTCTGCCACAGATTTTGCTTCGGGATCATCACTCAAGCAAACTCGTGCATGAAAAATTTTCTGCTTTTCAATTAGTAATTCTAAAGCGTCAAAGTATTCTAGTTTTCTATCGTGATCCAGAAGATTTAAATTCATTGCACAGCGGAAGCAAAACTCCTGCAGTGATGTCATCTCTTGGATCTCTCCTCTTACTAGTTCGGATTTAAAAAATTCACTCATCAGACTAACATTAATTTTGCTCTGGACGTTTTTTTAATAAAGTTTAACTTCTGTGCCTCACATTTTAATTTTTCTTTTAGTGGTTTTGAAATCAGTTTAGACACAGATTCAACTTCAATTTCATTGAGATCACATAGGTGTAGTACAGCATCAATATAATTCATATCTAAATTAGTGAGTGCTATTTTTTCTACTTCTTGAGAGAACTTCGCGCTTGTCATAAATTTATCTGCTAGTAGATTCTTTTTTTCCATATCGGGTTTGGTATTCGTCTATGTACTGGATTAGTTTGAGCAAGTATTCTTTTTTGGGAGGAGTGACATGCACTTGCGTCTCTCCATTTTCACATGCAACAATAGTAACGAGTTGCTTTACGGTAATGCCGTAAAGTTCTTGCAAACAACATGCATATGCAGTTTCTTGCACCAAATAGTCGTACAAATAAGATTCTTTTTTTGGAGCAGCAGAGGTTTTGAAGTCAATGATAGAAAGAACTCCATCAAATTCCGCAATACAATCAACACGACCCGCAACTTCAAGTTGGTCGGAGTATAATGCTGCTTCCTGTAGGTAAATATTATTTATACGGTCCAAAACAGACCGAGAATGCTGGAACATTAGTACAGGTAGGGGAAACTTACTGTACTTTTTTAAGTCCAAATTATTATTGAAATAATCTTCAGCAATAGCATGATACTTAGTTCCACGTCCAGAAGATCGGGCAGAAATATTTGCTGCCTTCTCTTTACCAACTCTCTCTCGCCATTTAGCAAGACCAGCTTGCTTCTTAGCGTTATTGCCAATCACAGTGGTGATTGACGGATAATGATTACCGGATGGTGTATAGTAGACACGCTTTCCATCTACCATCTCAGCATTCATTTCAATAGGTGTCACATCACCAACATGATTAAACAAATTCATTTACAGACCAAGAGATAATTTACTAACAAGATATGCTTTAACAAGTCCGGAGCGAACAATATCTTCCACTCCAAACTCAATCATAGAAAACTCTTCCATGTTCTCTAAGATTCTTTGGAAGTCAAGAATACCATTACGTTCATTTGTTTTCTGTAAATCAGATTGATTCACATCTCCACAGAAACAGATCTTACTATCCTGTCCGATACGTGTCATGATTGAATCAAGTTCGTGGAAGTTTAAGTTCTGACACTCATCAACAATAACAATTGCATTGTCTAGAGTAGTACCACGGAGGAATGAGGTAGACCAAAATGAAATTGTTTCCTGCGCTTTAAGATTTTCATAAAGCATTTCAAAACTATTATCATCTGGCATCTCAAACATATGCTTTACCATATTTTTATATGGTATTTGATACAGAGATGCTTTGTCCTCATGAGTTCCAGGAAGGAAACCAATTTCTCTAGTTGCAACTAGAGAACGAACAATATATACTTTTTCAAAAGGACTATTCTCATTCAGAATATCTCTAAGTGCTAGGTACAAAGCAATAAAAGTTTTACCTGTTCCTGCTGCACCATATGCAAACATGTTCTTTCCTTCTGCCCACTCGGTGAAGAAAACTTCTTGGTTATCTGTTAGGGATTCAATCTCAAGAAGATATACTTCGTTGATTGGCTTCCTGCGCTTCAGTTGTTTCTTAGACATCCCTTGACCAGGTGTCCGATTTGATCTTCCTCTAGCCATAATTTACCACTGATAACTATCTTTATGCTTGGTGGACATACCGTAACCGGGTGCCTGTTTTACTTTAGACATAACATCTTTCCAACCGGGGTGAGACTTAGACATTTTATCACGCCAGTCACCGGCTTCACCAGCACTAGCACAACCTTTTGACCAATCTTTATCCCAATCAGGGTTCTCTTCTTTCCATACCATGTAATCTTTCATAGACATATGAAGTTCTTTTTCTTCACCTGTCGTGAGATTTTTAACTGGATAAGTCGGCATCTTCTTCCTCCTTCTTTTTATTAAATCCAAATGGACCCGCTAGTTTTTCTTCTAGTGCTACCTTTAATGCAACACCACCAATCGCTTCCATAACTTTGAGAACTTGCTCAGGTTTGGCATCCTCACCCAGTTCCTTAGCGATGTACCAATACTTAGGCCAGAATGTTTCACCTGCTTTTTGATAGTCGTCTAGTGTTAATAGTTTCATGTCCACTCCAGTGCTTCAGCACAAATAGGTAATTCTTTTACAAAGACATCACGACATTGTAGTGCGATATCCATATGTTCTTTCTGCGTTCCATTAGCAGAACGCAATTGGATATAATGAATCCATGAGCGGACTGAGCCCGTCATATAGATTTTGGTTGGTACGGCAAGAGGAAGTACAAAACGAGCACACTCCTTTGCAATACCCTCATCAAGCATTCTCCGATAGAGATCCATTCCTTGTGAAAAATGTTGTTGCATCAACATTTCAAACTTCTGCCTAGTAAACGGGTCAATGTCATCAATAGAATTCTGACGATTCTTGGTGTCTTGACGCCTAAGTTCTGGAAGAGGAATTGTATCTGCAAGCATAGAACTATCAGCATACCGTTGAGAAAACTCTTGATATGTGAAACTTCTATGACGTAAGATTTGAGCCGCTAGACCCCGCGTGGTTTCAATCTCAAGCGTCATGTGTGCCTGCTCAAAGACGCTCCAGTGGTTGTGTTTGATGCAATAGGACAGAAGACCTGCAACCTTAGGGTTCTCCTGGTTGTTCGGGTTGCTCACCCTCGCTACGTATCCCATCATCTTCTCCGCCTCGGGAGTCACTGTTATGAGTTTCACTGAATTCATTACTAAAACCTTTCTCCTGTTTGCGACGTTGTTGTTTAAGTTTCAATGCTATTTTAGCACGAGTTAATTGAATTACCATGTAAGAAATCTCTTCTGCTGTATACAGATTTGGATTTGTCTTTGCTTCTTTGATTGCTTTCTTTGCCAGTCTAATCTGGTCTTTTAGTCTCGTCATAGTACGCCTTATAGTATGCAACAATGCCAGATGTACTTGCGTTACCTTGTGATACCCAATCATGAATGCATTCGTAAATGCTTTGGGATGAATACCTTGGTGATCCGTCTGAGCATAACTCAGGTCCAAATTTCTTGAGTAGGATATTAAGTCCTTGTGATCTCACATCCATTCGTTCATCACTGTAACGCCAATCAATCTGCATAACCATCATCGTCGTCCTCTAGCAGTACTCTGGGTGTTGTTTTGTTTATATGTTCGTCCCAAGGATGAACATATTTGTATGCATCTACATTTGAATATACTTCACTCTCTAGTGTGTTGATTAGAGATTTAAGGTTCTTGACGATGAGCTTCAGTTTGTCTCTATCCATATTTAGGTTACAGATGTTAATATCATACCATAAAAAAAGAGGGGTTGCAACCCCTCGTAAAAATTAATCTAAAATACTCCTGCATATTCGTTTGCATTGATGTTGGTCTAAAGAATCACATTCAATTAGACACTCATAATAATCATTTAATTTATAATTATCATGCTCCGGTGAATTTTCAAAATTCGTCCACTCATTTAACTGAGAGCGGGATAAAAGATTGTGCATTGAACACCTCGTAACATAGAACACATAATAAAGGGAGGGCGTGGGTTCATTTGTCTGCCTCTAATTCTACCACTATTTAACAGAATTATATTGAAATCAACACCTGTTGTAAAGAATATTATTGCCTACTAGTTTATACTCATAAAAAAAGAGAGGGATTAACCCTCTCACTAAAGTAAGTTGTTCACTTGGTGTAAAATTGACCGCGATAGCAAAATGTACCGTGGGTCTCTTTGGATTCTACACAACGTGTATTATATTCAACACCACGATATGAGGTGTGAGTAATCTGTGCGTTATGCAGTGCAGATGCTTTATTGATCTGCTTACGAATCAGGTTAAGTGTGTTCATTGTAGGTACTCCTAAAGTAGTTGGAATTTAATCCGTTCCTTTAGTCGTTTGCGTCCCAATAGCACTCAGGTGTAGATTCCTTGACGGTCTCTATCAACTCTACCTTAAAAGCATTTGAGAGATTCTCATTTGCTTTCA